CCAACGACATACAGTCTACCATAGGCGCACATGGTTGTCAATAGGAAGATTTTACAATGAATATGTATTTTTTATACAGCGTGCTACGACTGTGAGCTATTGCACCGATCGTGCCAGCGTCACTGACTGGGGCATATGCCCGTCGGAACGGGTCCCATGTCGGCCAGGGGTTTAAGGCTGTCCAAACAACGCCTGACTGTAAAATTGGTGTTCGGCAGTCTGAATATGGGTCCCAATTTTACGACGCGTAGAAAATGACACCTAGCCGTTCATACGGTGAACGGCTAAAACCCGCAAAATCCTTAGGAAAACAGGGGGGTTGACAAATAAATCAGGATGTGCTACAATCATGCGCGAGGACGATGTTTTCCACTTCGTCCGATTCCAGGATTCCGACTACTATGACTCCAACTTTTACTCTGCCGCTCTACCGCTCTGCTATCTACGGATTGAGAAGAGGAACTGAATACCTCTACATAGGTCAGAGCACAGAATTACTTTGTAGAATCGGACACGTTGTCGAGATTGGTGTGCTGCCTGGAGACGAGATTGACTTGTGGCCTTGTGCTGTAAGTGAGCTTGACGATCTAGAACGCGCACTGATTGAACAACACAATCCGAAATTCAACAGAGCTAAAGGCGGACGCAGGGCCGCGTTGCAATCGTATAAGAAACAAGAGATGGCTCGACGCCAGAGATTCGGACGGAGAACAAGCCGTGTTCATATCTGAAGAAGAGGCTCTCGAACGTCTTAAGTCGAGCGATAATCTTCTGAACAGAATCGGAGTGCGCCACTCTGAAACGGGTCCCATACAAACTCCTCCAGAACCCGAGCCGGAACCAGAAGTTATCGACGATCCAAATATAGATCCAGTGCGCGCCGCAGTTCTTGCTGGACGGAAAGCTATGGGAGGCACAGGTCGTGGACGTTATCCAGGTCAAAAGAACACACCACCTGAGATTCGATCTTTGATCGGTGCGACCGCACAGTTAACGTCTGCTGAGAAAGCAGCGAAGATGTTTGGCATCTCAGCTGTCGCGGCCCATCATTACTCGCACGGGCGCACAAGTCAGAACGCCGAGCCGAAGCAAAGTTTGCTCGACTCAATAGAGAACGATACACAAGGTATCAGAAAGCAAGTTCTCGGTGTTCTAGCATTCACGATTGCAGGCATCACTCCAGACAAGATCGAGAACAAGGATGCCAAGGAACTCAGCATCATCGCGAGAAATTTAGGCTCAATCATGTCTGCGACCAAACCTCCGGCCGATTTCGGAGACAAGACAACTAACGCTCAAGTCATAGTTTTTTCTCCCGAGCAAGAACAAGAATCATTCTATCCAACAAAAGAGATTGGTTGATATTATGGACTTTGGATCAGCGATTGATGCTCTCAAGAAAGGTCACAAAGTTGCGCGCCTTGGATGGAACGGTAAGAATATGTGGCTCGAGCTACAACGTCCAGACGCGCACAGCAAGATGACGCTTCCATACATCTTCATGAAAACGGCTGATGACAATCTGGTGCCTTGGCTGGCAAGCCAGACAGATATACTCTCAGAAGACTGGGAGTTTGTAACGTAACGACGAGCCGAAGTAAATTCAGTCAAGTTCTAGTTAAGAGGACTTTTCTTTATGCAAGGTTTTGTTCGTAAACTCTTCGCAGATAAAGGTTATGCTTTTATCGAAGGTTCAGACCAGAGAGACTACTTCCTCCACTGGTCGAAAGTTTCGCGCGCTTCTGTGCCGTTCCGGAATATGCGCGAAGGCGACAAGGTCAGCTTTGATTTCGAGGAAGGCGACCAAGGGCCAAAGGCGCTGAACGTGCTAGTCAACCGAACACAGGAGAATACCGATGCCAATGTCCGATCTGACACCATCCAAGCCGGTTGACCCACAGTACGGTCAATCAGCACCCATCCGACCAGGCGACCATCCTGGACCGGATGATCCCGGCGTGAATGAGCGCCCCTCGGTCGACAACAGTCTGCCAGGCGACGACGTGCCCGAGTGGCTCAGCAAGCCAGGTCCGGATCGTCCTCGTGTCGGCGGAGATTCAACGCGCGCACAGTGGGCATTCGATCCGAAACAGAAGAAGCTCGTCAAGCTCGACAAGCAGAAGACGCTTCTGAACATGAAGGTCAATCTGGGATCTCCTCTCAACGTGAAGACGAAGACAGGAGAAGTTCAGGCAGGTCCGGGAGACATCGTCGGAGAGTGGGGCAAACATCAGGTTATGATGAGCAAGGAAATGTTCATCGCCCTGATCGGCCAAGACGAATACGACGATCTCCTCCGAAAGGAAATGCTGAAGGTCATCGTTGCAAAACGTCTGGACGACGGCCTTCCTGCATACACCGAAGAGGAACTCGGCGGGAAACGTGCCGAGATTGACAAGGTCCTCGAGGAAAAGGCGCGCGCGATTGAGGACATCGATCCGAACGACATCAACCAGCGCATTCAGATCGTCGATTCCTCTGAAGGCCCGCCAACGATTGCGCCTGACGAATACGGCACGATCGTTCCTGGTCCGATGCTGCCGATTCCGGTCAACATGCCCGACGAGCCAGACGGCGGCGAACCTCCTCCGACTGGTATCGATGCTTCAGGTGTTACTGCGGGGAGTCCAGGAACTTACACTCCTGAAGGAGCCGATGCACCTCCTTCATTCGCTGCACTCAGCAGCGTTCCGGCTGACCCCACGACTGCGTGGACCGAAGGCCAGTACGTCACTCTCGGTGACGGCAGCGAAGCCTACTGGGACGGGACGACATGGGTTGTCGGTCGTGCACCGGCTGTTGTGCCCTAGTAGTCAAGGTGCGCCACTCTGGTCGGTGGCGCACCTTTTCTTTCGACGAGCCGAAGTAAGGTAAGTCAAGGTAAAGTCAAATGAAAAAGCTTTTGATCGTTCTCTTGGGTTTTACATTCTTCGCGTGCGACATCGAACTGACGATGCCGTCGACCAACGTAACGAACACGAATACCAACACAGTCATAGTCGACATTCACGACCTTGTGAACTTCGCTCCCATGTCGAATCCTACGACAACACCGATCCCAGGTGGACCGAACGGAACGGAAACTCCTCTACCTCTACCTACTTCTTCACAAAGTATTGCAACGACGGCCGCGCAACAGGCTCAAGGTGCGCTTCTTCGATCCTGTCAAGAGATTTACGGCGAAGTTGCATGGACTTTCATGGACACCGTGCTCAATTCGCTCAAGGCTTCTGATCCTCGTTGGGGTTACATGGTTAAGCCAACGAACGGACAGATTTCACGAGACGTTATCGCTTATCGAGCCACGTCAGATAACACAGGTTCGTGGGGCGTAGACATAATCGTCGATCACTGCGGACAGAATCCAACATTTGCGTGGAACGTTTTAGGATTTGATCCGGCTGCACAGTGGGCTGGAACGAGGTTCTGATGACACTCATCCTTGTTATCCTCATCGTTCTGTTGCTCGTATCCGCTCCGTATTATCCCTACTCACGTAGCTGGGGATACGGACCTAGCGGAGCTCTGACACTTATTCTTATCGTACTCATTCTTTACATGTTGCTCGGTGGCAGACGAATTCTCTAAGGTAAAGTAAGGCAAAGATATGCCTGCTGTATCTGGAAAGCAGTACAGATTTATGCAAGCAGCCGCGCACGGTGGACTCAAAGGTCCGCAAAACATCGATTCCGCTGTAGCGAAGGAGTTCGTGCGCGCGACACCTCCGAAGAAACGTAAAATCTGGAGCAAGTAATGGCCATCACATACTCAATTCCAGTTGGACCGCCCACGTTGATTCTGGGTAGTAATACTGTCTATGCGTTGCCGATGCGAGCATGTCTCCTCGTCAGTTCAGGCGCATGTGAGGTATCACTCGATGGGACGGCGTGGGCGGCTCATACTTCTGGACAGGTGGCGCTCGGTAGCTTTGTGCGCGCGGCAGCACCAGTAACGGTCGCATGTAAGCCGACGTAATGCCTTTTCAGAACATTGAGGGAAGTAAAGTCTGGGAGCCTAACAAAAGGCAAACAGACTTTATACGTATCCCAGACCAAATCTTCGAAGCAATGTATGGCGGAGCGGCTGGTGGAGGTAAAAGCGAAATCCTCCTGATGCTTCCCATCGCACGAGGATGGTATGAAAATTCCACTTTCAAAGGTATTATCTTCCGTCGAACATTTCCAGAACTTGAAGAATCACTCATTCCAAGATCTCGAAATATCTATCCACTGTTTGGAGCAACGTATAACGATACGAAGCACAGATGGACCTTTCCATCAGGGGCCTGGATACAGTTTTCGTATATGTTGCGAGCGGAAGATGCTCGTTCGCATGACACCGCTGAATACAACTACATAGGTTTTGACGAGTTAACAGCTTTTGAGGAGTTCCAATACGTATTCCTGACATCTCGATGCCGAACCAGTGATTCTAGTCTGCCTGCTATCATTCGTAGCGCTACTAATCCTGGTAATGTCGGCCATTCATGGGTTAGGAAACGATTCGTCGAGCCAGCAAAACAAGGATACACGAAAATCTACGACCGAGTAGCTAAAAGCTACAGAATATTTATACCGGCGAAGCTGACGGATAACCACTTCCTGATGCAAGCCGATCCGAATTATATAAATCGACTTCAACTCCTACCGATTGCGGAACGTAAAGCCAAGCTCGAGGGAGATTGGTGGACATTTACAGGTCAGGTCTTCAACGAGTGGAGACACGAACGGTTTGCAGGAGAGCCGGTCAATGCCTTACATCTGATAGATCCTTTTCCATTGCCCGCGTTTTGGCCTCGAATCGCTGCGATTGACTGGGGCCACAGTGCAATGACGTGGATCGGATGGGCGGCTGTTGCGCCTAACGGACAAGCGTTCCTTTATCGTCAATACGGTCGGAAAAATCAGAAGATCGTCGACTGGTCATCTGATTTCGTGCGCCTCTCACAAGGCGAGATCATAGACTCTGTGGTGATCGATCCTTCTGCTCGTCGGAAGGAAGGCGATCAACGTAGTATCTTGCAACAGTTTGTTGAGGTATTGAATCCTCCTGGACAAGATGCTCGTTATACCATCAGTTTAGCAGATAACGACCGCGTCAGCGGCAAGATGCTGGTGCATGAATATCTGAGATGGAATCAAAGACCACCTCGGATTGTTCCAAAAGAGGGATTCAACATTGAGACAGGCGCGCGTATTTTTCGAATATACGGAGAAAAAGCCTATAAGGAATACGCTTCGATGTTTGAGCCGGAAAAACCGGAAACAAACATCCCAAAACTCCAAGTCTTCAAGGACTCGCGACTCTATGTTGATTCCGATCTTGATGCGTTCGAAGACGTCATTCCCCTTTGCGTTTACGACGATGTCAAGACGGAAGATGTCATGGAATTCGACGGGGACGACCCCTATGACGGGGGTCGCTACCTGGTTAAAGAGATACATCGTTGGGTGGAAAAGTCGGCAGTTGTCTCAGAAGACAGGGAAAAACTCAATCAAGTCCTCCAATATCTAGAGAACTCAGGTGACATGACTGGTTTCTACCGAAGAATGGAGAAACTAGACAGAGCTAAGAACGATTACATGAAACCCGTTAAGATGTATCATAAAGCTCCTCGTAGAAGGCGATTTCCATATGT